GGTTGATCGTAGGAATTTTTTTGCCAAAGAATATTTACTTTGTCTTTTGATAATGGAATCTTTTCTGGAACTGATGTACAAATTTCAACTTGATCTAAAAGCTTGCTATCAACATGCTTTCTTAAATATTCAAATTGTAATTCTGTGCCGCCTCTAGGACTTTGGTTTGTCATTATTTTGATTCATTACTTTCTGTAAAACGTTCAGTCCTTTCGGTGATACTTCAACCTTAATATCTTGTGCAATATGCTCTGCAGTTGTTTCAGTATTAGGGTCAGCAATATCCGCTTCTTTCTCTGCTTCGTCTTTATATATTTTATTAGTTCTAGTATTTCTTATGATTACTGTAGTAGTGCAATCAATTTTTAATAAATCTTCGTGTGCCATTATCCGTTTTGATCCTCTCTGCTAATTTCTAGTATTGATAGTGTTCCACTTATACCAGATGTATCAGAAGTTTCAAGAGCAATCGAATCATTTTCTTCTAATACTAATGGGCCTTTTGCTACATTACATATGGTAGGACCTGTAATACTCGCATGTACAACCACATAACTTGTTGTTGCAGAATTATCTGTGATATGAACTTTAAATGTTTTTGATCCACTAGAATTTGTTACTTGTACATTTTGAATAATTGCATTTGCATTACTTGGACAAGTATAAGTCGTTACTGCTGTAGTAACTGTTGGATCATAGAATGCGTTTTTATAAAAGTTTGCCATTATGTTAAATCAACCCATTTTAATGTGCCACAAATATCATCTCCATTAGAAGCTCCTTTTGCACACAATGTTAATGTATCAGAAGAACCAGCAATTGTCTGTCCTAATTGATAGGCAAAATTAAATCCATCTTGTGCAAATTGTAAATTGTTTGCACCTTTACCAGATAGATATGCTTGACCAACAATTGTTCCTCCTGTAATTGTTGTAGTTCCTGTTAAATCATATTCTACATTATCAGAATAACTTGTATATGAAAATGCTGTACTTGGTGTTGCATTGAGTCTTAATTCTATTTGAAAATCAGAGTTAGAAATAGCGGATGCTGCAATGTCAATTGGAATAATCACTGCATACGGTCTACCAGATTTAATTCTAATTGTTGCTAAATTATAATATGTTCCTGCTGTTGTTAAATTAACTCCACCTAATGAAGCCGTTCCAATAGATTGACGTAATCCTTCTGGTGCGTAACCTCCTTCAATCATAGCGGTTGAACATACTTGTTGTAATACTGCTGCACCGGATATAGTTCCTGTAGTTTCAATTTCATATCTTATTGGTAAGTTTGCAGTTTGCATATAAACCGTTGTTAAATCATTTGCATTATAAAATGTATGAGCGGTAATGAATTTACCGTCTATTACAAAACCAACTCTAACAGCACCCAATACAAGCTTTATCTACATTTAAATCATAACCTGATGCACCTGTACCATCCAATTTATCACCATTCCATTCTGATTGAGATTTTTCAGTATCTACAGCCGAGCCTGATGTATAGGTACGTCTTACGATTTTTAATGTCGTTCCATCTGCCATAAAAAATATTCCATTGTTAGCATCAAAAGTTCCTACCTTTTGTTTAAGGTCTGCTTCTGGAGTATTCATGACAAATGTATTTAATATCAGTAATGATTTACCAGGTTGATAGGACATAACTCTTTTTGATTGTCTAATAACCTTATCGCCACTAGCTGTAGTCACATTTAGATTAACTGTAGATTTATTTGCTGTATAAGTAACGGTTCCTGATCCAGTTAAAGCTTCATCAAAGAGATTGTTCTTTGACATGACATTTTTAGAATCAAAAATAGTTAAAGGATTTGAAACTCTTAATCGTCCAAAGGCATCATAGGCAGTAGAGCCATTTCCACCACCAATAACTGTTGGTTCAACGTTGACATTATTACAAGACATTAGCAACCAAACCTCATATTAAACCAAGTAAATCTTTCTAATTCTTTTCTTAAATCATCTTGAAATGAAAAGTTTAATTCATTTTTAATTGTATCTATAGACTGTAATATTTGTCTTTGGTTTTCAACATCATATTCTTGTTTTGGTTCAGGTATATATGAAGTTATTTTAGCCATTATCTTCTTCCATCCGGTCTTGCATCTACTCTCAAAGTTCCATAACGCCAAGTCTCACCTACAGCATCATTTTCTATTTTAATTGAAAGTAATCTTCCTCTTGCTCGTGTGTCTACTTTATCAGTAGATGATGTAATTGTAAATGGACCTAAAGGTGAACTAGTCGCAGTTCCACTTGGATAATCATTTAATAATAAAGTTATTTTTGAATTACCGGTTAATACTTTAAAATCAGGTACAAATCGTCTCATAGACATAATAAATTCTCCATCGCCTCTAAAGTCTGCCATCCCTGTTGATTGACCGGTGATATCTCTTGTTGCCGATATATCAAAATCTCCAGATTGAATATAAGCGTTTATAGAAGTAGTGCCACTGCTATTAACTTGATCAGTTCCTTTTTCATGTTCATAGTAAGTGGATGCACCATATTTATTAGTAATACCTTGTATTGGAAAATTAGGTAATGCAGTTTTATCGTATGCAGTTGCATACGGTAACTCAAAAACACTTTGATCTAAATAAGAAGTTCTTGCTAAAGAAGATGTTGTCCAAACATTTTCCCCATAATTAAATGTAACACATCTATTTATTTGTTCAGAACCTGAAGCAGGATAAAACACCAATTAATTTCATTGTATAAAGTATTATGTTCACAATATACTAATTGACTAGAGTTATAATTTAAACCTAGATTATCTCCAGTTGTAGTAAATACAAAATCTTCTACTAAACATGGTATGGCTTTTACCGTACCATCATACATGAAGAATCCACCTTCACCAGACATCCAAAACACAATACCATTAGAATAACTTAATGCGTTTTGACCTATTAATCCACAGTTAGTACCTACTTGTCTAACTGAAAAAGTAAATGGTGGACCTACATATTGAATAACATATGCTGAAGTATCTGTTAGTACTAATGTATAATCTTTTCCTGATACCGCTCCAACAATTTCATTACCTTTATCCAATCTAAATGTTCCTGCAGTATTGGTTGCTGTTGGTTGATAAGTATTGTAATCTTCTTGGTTAGAAAATCTTATAAACATTGGATCTTGAGTTGTAGTATCACCAATGGTTGTTTCAGTTCCAAAATGAAATAAATGTCTATCTCTATCGGATACTTGAGTTAAAATTGTTTTAGTAGGAGCGTTAGACATAAGGGTTGCTCTGTTAGCTCTAGGAGATACAGCTCCTGCATTCCAAGTAAATGTTTCACCATTGTGAATAGTTGCAATTAATATTTGACCAAAGTTATCAAGACTCCAGAGCCCTGGATCCAGAATTACGTTGCTAGTTGAACTTTCCGTACCCCAAGTGCTTGAGCCCCAGGTATCTGTACCCCAACCAAAACCTGCAGTTTGAAATGTTGGACCGACAATTATATATGGATCAATTTGTGCTGAACCTGTTCCTGAAGTAGTACCTGCTGAAGTAGAAGGCATAATAATCTCAAATGTATTTGAAGTTTTATTTCTTACTTCAAAAGTGTTGTCTTCAAAATCGGATGTTGCATAACCTGAACCAGTCGGTACTGTAACAGATGAAAATGTAATATATCTTCCATCTAATAAACCATGTGAAGTTTTATTAACTGTAACGGTTGCAGAACCCGTTGTTGCATCAAAGGTTGCACCTGTAATTACATCATTATCTAATGGTGTAATGTCATAAAACTCACCTGCATAGTATAAAAATAAACCTTGAGATGTACCAATTGCTACATATTTTTCACCAGCAATAGAAGTAAAATCATGTTGTGCACGTGCTACACCTGGTAAAGTATTATTAGAATTAGTTAATTGAGACCAACCTCCTATTTTTTCAGGAAGTCCATATCTAAATCTTACAAAGTCACCATCAACCCATTGTGATTCTCCACCAGAGTCTGTGACCATTTTATTGAAACCAGGTTTAAAATTAAGTTTCTGAAGCATAGTTTATCCAAATATTATAAA